GCGCTCGACAAAGCGGTGCGCCAACTGGCGGACGACAAGGCGAACGAGAACAAGCCGATGCGGTGGTTCCTGGAGACTGCCGGCGCCCAGGTGAACGAGCTCCTGGCCGGCGGCAAGCCCGCGCCGACGGGGGGCAAGCCGGCCCCGGCCGCAGCCCCGGCGCCGCGCGTGCCGAACACCCTGGCGCAGGCGCCGGCCGCTTCGGCAAACGTGTCGGAAGGCGAGTTTGCGACGCTCGACGGGCTAAACGGCGAGGAACTTGAGGCTGCGGTAGCGAAACTGACCCCGGCGCAGCGGGAAAAGTGGATGCGCGCCGCGTAACTTCTTCAGATTTTTCTGCGCTTTAGGACAGACCGTGGCTATATTTGTCGATGTCAGGATAGGGCAGACGGTGACGATCGACGGAAGGATCCGCGTTCAACTGCAACACCGAGCGCAGAACCAGGTCCGGTTAGCGATCACGGCGCCGCCCGAGGTCAAGGTCGATTTCCCGCGGAACAGCGCGGGGGCGGCGGCGGCGCGCGGCGGACTGCCCGTCAAGGTGTGAGGCGCATGAGTGCCTTCAAACTTCATCAACCAAGTTAGGGGAATCTCATGGCTCAGACCATCATCGGACTGAACGATGTCAAGGCAGTAAAGAAGTGGTCGGCGAATTTGGCCGTTGACACGCTGCGGCAATCCTTCTTCACCGGCAAGATGATGGGCGGCGAGAGCTCGATGCTGCCCATCACGGTGAAGTCGGACCTCGAAGCGGGTGCCGGCGATGCCGTGTCGTATGACCTGTCGGTGCAACTGCGCTCGCGCCCGGCGGTCGGTTCCGAGAAGATGGCGGGACGCGAAGAGGCGCTCCGGTTCTACTCGGACAAGATCACGATCGACAAGATGCGTCACGGTGTCAACACCGGCGACAGCATGACCCAGAAGCGCACGCTGCATCAGCTTCGGGAAGTCGCCAAGGCCCGGCTGCGCGACTATTGGGCCGCGCTGTTCGACGAGCTCTTCATGGTCTACCTGGCCGGCGCTCGCGGCGTCAATGACGACTTCATCACCGGCCTCGACACTTCGACGGACCCGACGTACTCGATCAACACCGTCAACGCTCCGGACGCCGATCACATCCTGTATCCGGGCGCCGTCACGGCAAAGAACGCGCTTGCCGACACCGACAAGCTGACGCTGACCGTGATCGAAAAGGCGCAAGCCAAGGCCGCGATGATGACGGGCATCGACAAGAAGGGCGCGAAGATTCAGCCGATCCCGGTCGGCGGGCGTCCGAAGCACGTTTTCATCATGAGTCCGTGGGCGCGGTTCGACCTCAAGACCGCATCCGGCACGAACACCTGGCTCGACATCCAGAAGGCGTTGACGAGCGCGGTCGGCGAGAACTCGCCGATCTTCTCGGGCGCCCTGGGCGACTACTCGGGCACCGTGCTGCACGAACACTCGAACGTGATCCGCTTCACCGACTACGGCGCGGGCGCGAACGTCGCGGCGGCGCGCTGCCTGTTCCTGGGCGCGCAAGCGGGCGCGATCGCCTGGGGCATGAAGGGTGCCGGCCTGCGCTTCGATTGGCACGAGGAAATGGATGACCGGGGCGAAGAGCCGATCGTGGTGACGAAAACCGTGTTCGGCATCAAGAAGTCGCGCTTCAACAGCAAGGACTACGGCTCGCTTGCCGTGGACGTTGCCGCCAAGTCCCCGTACTAACCCGATCTCAACCTGACGCCAGGAGACATCAATGGCCGCTGCACTTTTCCAAGCTGCTCAAATCGCCGCGTTCGCGCCGGCAATCGTTCCCGAGCGCGCGAGCGATGTCGTCGCCGTGCGCAACACGGTGGCGATCAACAAGGTGTCGGAAGTCGGCGACACCTACGAAATGGTGATCCTGCCGGCGAATTGCGTCGTCGTGGACATGATTCTCGACACCGACGACCTTTCGACCGCGGCCGACATCACGCTCGATGTCGGCATCATGGCGGGCGAGCCCTACGATGCGACGCTCGCCAACCGCACTTGCGCCAAGGAGTTCTTCGACGCCTCGACGGTCGCCCAGGCCGGCGGCGTGGTGCGGCCTACGCTCAAGGGTGCGTTCCGCGTGGCGCCGACGAAGGCGGATCGCTCGATCGGTGTCGAGGTTGCGGCGGCAGCTACCGCGACCAACACCGGCACGATCGGCCTGACGGTCCTGTACCGCGCGGCCGTCAACGGCGCCTGACCGGGCACACCATGACGCTTTAGCCGGGGGGCTTTTACCGGGGAGGAAACTCCCCGCTTTTTGCTCCCCGGATTCACCGGAGCACCCCCCATGCTGATTCGTTGCAAGATCGAGCGCGAAGGTGGAAGTCACATCGACATTCCGCCCACGATGTATCACTTCGCCCCGAACAAGAAGGGCGATCACGTTGCCGACGTAACCGATCCCGACCACATCGGGCGGTTCCTGTCGATCACCGAAGCCTACGAGCTCTACGAGCCCGACGGGCGGAAGAAGAAGGCAGCGCCGGTCCTGGCGCCCGAGCCCGAGCCCGAGCCGGTCGAGGATCCGCTGCAACCCCTGGCCCCGGAGAAGGGTGAGGGATGAGCTTCACGCTCGGCGAGGTCGTTGCAAGCGCGCTGCATACCCTGGGCCAGGGGGCGTCGTCACGCTACCCGGCCGAGCGGTTGCTGCTGCACGCCAACAACGGCTTGCTGCGCCTGGTCGAAATCCGGCCAGAGGAGTTCTATGCCGACGAGTGGGCGGCGACAACCGCCGAGTCGGTGGATCAATCCTTCCAGACGGCGAACCTGGTCGCGCTGCGCGCGGTGCGCCTGAACGCTGACGTTCGCTCCCTGCTGCCGTTCGACCTGGGGTCGATCGGCGCCTGGAACCCGGCCTGGCGCTCGGACCCGGCGGGCATGCCGCGCAACGCGCTCATCAGCGGCCCGACCACGTTCATGCTCTACCCGGCGCCCGAGTCAGGCGTCCAGGTGCTCATCCGTCATGTCTCGGTGCCGACGAGCTACGCCGAGGGCGCCACGGTCCCGCTGTCGCGCGACTACCTCCCGCCCCTGGCCGACTACGTTGCGGGGTATGCCGAGCTCGCGGACGAAGAGCATGTGAATTCGCAGCGGGCGCAGAGTTTGATCGCCGCCTTCGGCGCTGCGGTGCGCAACGTGGAGGTTTCGAGTGGCAAGCCTGCGTGATCTGCTCCCCCATGTCGCCCTGGTCGCGCCGGCCCTGGCCGAGCCCGTAGCGGTGGAACTGCTGCGGCAGTCGGTCGATGAGCTCGCGCGGCGCACGCGCTGTTGGATCTCCGAGCCTGACGCGATTGATGTCGAGGAGGGCGAAGCGCGCTACGCGATCCCGGTGTCGGGTGGCCTGGTGCCGGTGCGGGTGGAGGAAGTGCGCCTGTTCGGGACCGGCGAGGTTGCCGGCACCCTGCTCGCGCCCGAGAACATGCCGGATTGGATGCGCGACGGCGACGATTGGGGCGCGGTCGAGGGGATCCCCGAGCGGTATGCCCAGGTCGCGCCCGACGAGATCGTGCTCGATGTGCTGCCGGCGATGGGTGACGCGACCTGGACGCTGCGCTTCAAGGTGTCGGTGCGCCCAGGGGCGACGACCTCCGACATCCCGAACAGTCTGATGCGGGCGCAATGGCACACGATCGTTGCCGGCGCCAAGGCGGCGGCGATGATGATGCCGGGGCCGCACCTGAATCCTGACCTGGCCTCGATCGAGCGCAGCAAGTTCGAGGTCGAAGTGACCAAGCTGACCTGGCACATGGCGAAGGGTTTTGTGTCGAGTGGCCCGGCGACGCGCGCGGCCTTTTTCTGAACGGGCGAGTGCCCTTCTCTTGGAGTAACCCATGTCGAGCTTCTCTGACTACACCGAAAACGCAATCCTCAATCACTTCTTCCGCGGATCCGGCGCCTCGGTGCCGAGCTCGAGCTACGTCGCGCTCTACACGGCGGACCCGACCGACTCGAACGTGACCGCGAACGAAGTGGGCCTCGCGGCCTGGCCGGCGTATGCGCGCCAGGATGCGGCGGCGGGCGGCGCGATCTCGACTGCCTGGACGGCGCCCGCGAACGGGGTGAGCACAAACGCCAAAGCCATCACCTTCCCGGCGAACAACGGCGCCGGCTCGGTGACGGTGACGCACGTTGGTCTGCTCGATGCGTCGAGCGGCGGCAACCTGCTGATGGCGAACGCTCTGACGGCGCCCAAGACCTTGAGCCCTGGCGACGTTCTGTCCTTTGCGATCGGTGCGCTCTCCCTGACCGTCCAGTAGTCCCGCAATGAACCTGGGCGCGCTCAACCGGCTCGCCCTCAACGGGGGCGGGACCAGGCTTCTTACCTACGCCGAAGCGGCGCTGACGGGGGTCGGCGGCGTTGCGGCGAACGCCACGCGCCGGGACGGCGGCGGCGCGACGGCGGTCGGGCAAGCCTGGTTCTCTCCGACCGGCACGCGGATCGCCGGGGTTGCGACGGCGGCAGTCGGCGCCGGCATCCTGGCCGCGACGGCTTCGCATCAACTGGCAGCGTCCGCGGCGCTGCCCGGCAGCGGCACGCTGCAAGCGTTCCTCCTGCGCGCGATCAGCGCATCGGCCTCGTTGTACGGGGTTGGCGGCGCGACCTTCATCCCCGCTTCGCTCCTGGCAACGTCGGGCCTGACGGGAACCGGCGCGCTTACGGGCGACGCGACCAAAGTCCAGGCGGCGGCGAGCAGTTTCGCCCTTGGGCAGGCGACCGTCGCGGGCGTGGCGACGGCTTACCGCTTGCCGACGGCGACCCTGGCCGGCGTGGCGACGGTGTTCGCCGAGCCCAAGGTCAACAATACCCACTTCTCCTACGCCGAGCCGACGGGGGTCGGCACGCTGACGTTCGACCCGAGCAAGGTGTTCTCGTCGGCGGACTCGATCTATGCCGTCGGGGTGGGC